TCATACGTTTTTATCTTCTGCATTATCATTTGTGGCTCTTACTTCATTGAGAGCGTCAGCAAGCTTCCTGTCTTTTCCTGGATACAAATGAGCATAAACTTTCCAGGTTGTTTCCGGTGATTCATGTCCAAGCCGGTCCGAAATCTCTTTGATAGAAAACTTCATGTCAATCAGCATACTTGCGTGGGAATGGCGAAGATCATGGATCCTGATCTCCGGAAGACCAGATCTGGCAGTTGCACGTTTAAATTCTGACCGCATACCGGATTTCTGAAAATAGAAGATACGCTCATCTGGTTCTATAGCCATGCTGGCAACATAATCCTGAAGCTCTTTATACAGAGATTGCGGAATGTTCACGACACGTTTGCTCTTTTCGGTTTTGGGTGTCTGGAAGTATTGCTCGCCTTTTATAACCACAAAGTTCTTGTTAATTGATATGGAGCAGTCCGGCAGGATATCCGCCGGAGTAATAGCCAGAACTTCTGCAGATCGGAGTCCTCCATAGAACATGAGGCTGAACGCCATCCGATACGCACTTTTCTTTTCAAAGGTAAGGAAGTAGTCAAATTGCTCTCTGGTCCAGATGTTCATTTCATCTGCACTGCTTTTCCCGATCGCACCAGCTGCAAGGCATGGATTGCTTCGGAGTTTGTAATATTTGACGGCATAATTCATGATAGCAGACATCTGGTTATTGATGGTCTTCAGATACGTCTGAGAATAAGGATTTCCTTTTTCATCCCTGTAATTAATCATGGCATCTTGCCACCGATGGATCACGATCGGAGTAATGTCACCGATCTTCATATCTTTAAAGAATGGCAGCAGTTTCATGTCTATCAGATACTGCTTGTTTTCCAAAGTGGTCAGCTTCAGCCGGGAGCCGCAGTCTGACATATAATTCTTGATCAGAGCAGAAAACAGGATATCTGGATCCTTGGCTCCCTGCGCCAGAAAGTCACGTTCCCATTCTACAGCCTCTTTTTTGGTAGAGAAACCTCTTTTACATTTATGTTGGCGCTTGCCAAGCCAATCTTCATAGTAAAAATTGGCATACCATTTTGTCTTTCCATCTTTGGTGAAATACTTATAAGCCGGCATCTGAACCCTCCATTACTAAACAAATGTGTCAAACAAATGTAATCAACAAATGTTTGACAAAAATGTTGAATATAGATATAATGTACTTAACAAGACAGCCGAGACGGTAGCTGGAACCTATCCGTTTCTGGCAAGATAAGATTAAAGAAATAGCATCCTACTTTGTCAGAGCGGGGATGCTATTTCTTATTTTTCAGATTCAGAATGGCTACGATTAAAAGGCCTGTATTCAGGATAATCATAAATTCTTCGTATGTACTCATAAGCCCCACCCCTTTCTGCAAGACTCAGAAACGGAGTGGCGCCGCATCCTCCCGGCTGCCCGGTTAAATATACTATTCTGTTTTTTCTTCTTCCATTTTCTCCATCATTCCCAAAAAGATACGTTTTCCCTTCTTGGATAACTGACGGTACCGCAGGATGATATCCTGTTCGTCTTCTGAAGCAATTGCGCAGCTGTATTCAGAATTACCCACAAGGTAATCCATAGAGGTGTCGAGGGCTTTTGACAGGCTTGCAGTGGCATCTATTCCAGGAACAGTCTTTCCGGCCAGAATGTCACAGCAGGTTTCCTCTGTCAGCGTTGATTTTTTGATCAGGTCCGGAAGACTCATCTGCAACTGAGCCAAACGGGCTTTTGTTCTTGCTTGCACTGCGGAAACTTCTTTCGGATCCGCAACAGCATATCTTGAAGTAGTCCGGCCAAGAATGTAATCTGCTGGCACACCGAAGCATGCAGCACTGCGATTAACAAATTCTGTTGATGGGAAAGAGTAACCTCTTTCGACATTCGATACTACTTGAGCAGAAAAACCTATTGCTTTTCCAAACTCGGATTGCCGCAGATCAGCCTCAGCCCGCAATTCTTTTATTCGTTCACCAATTGTCATAAATATTCCCCATCTTATCAATAAACTATTACACGATAGAGAGACTTTATCTACGCTTCTTTTTAAATTGTATTATATTGATTATGCCAAGAAGAATACAAAAGCCACCAATACACCATAAGATCGGACCGCCGCCAGTTACTTCATTGACAAAGCTACCTACAGATATTGTAGCAACGCCAATGATTATTAAAATGGATCCAATAAATAGGAAGGCTCCTGGAGAAACAACAGAAGAATTTTGTTTTGAACTTTTTCCAGAAGAAGGATGGTTTTTATTAGAAACATGTTGCGTATATGAAACACCTGTGCCAGGAACGGAAATCCTGGTATTGACACCGGATTTGGAATTAACAGAAACGCCGCCATGTTTTCCGCCAACACTGACTCCTACCCTTTTCTTTCCTACATTAAGTTTTACACCAGGAGCGACTTTGATGCTTTTTCTAACTCGTAGACCCATATATTACCTTCCTTTCCTGCTTCGGTACCACTCGAAGCTTATTATTTTGCTTTCTTAAGAGGTTCGGCAGTATCTTCTTCCTGTCGTTTTAAACATTTTATGTACCCCTTCAATTCACCTCGAAATTCCAACTGCGCATCATGCGGAAGTTGGTGAAATAGTTTTAAAATATCTTGATCCTCTTGGGATATAGAAACGGATTTTTCACCAAGCAATATATAGTCAGTTGATACGCCGAAATATTTTGCTAGCTTAACAACAACATCACAAGAAGGCTTACTTCCTTTCTTCCAATCCGAGACAGAAGAATTGGAAATTTCCAAATCGGAAGTGAGCTTTTTGGCCGTAATTCCGTTTTCTTTTAATAATGCAAGGATTCTATCTAACATGAAACCTACCTTTCAATAAAAATTGGAAATATCCAAATAAAAGTATTGACAAATTGGAAATATCCAATTATTATTAAAAATGTAATAAACAAATGTTTAATGCAAAACAAAAAAAGAGAGAGTTACATCGATGATAAATCGGAGAGCAATGCTTTATTGTTTTCTTCAATCATGGCCGCCACAGCAATGATAAGAGCCTCAGCAGATGCTTCCGACATAACAGTGTTTCCGGCAGGAATACCGTTTCTTAATAATTCAGAAAGAATCCGGCGGTTTTCGTCACCATAACGTTTAAGCCCAATTCTTCTGAGATTATCAATCCAATTATCCATGATAACTCCTTTCTGATTATTTTAATGCAATCGCAAACAAATGTAAACAACAAATGTAATAAACATTTGTTGAAAACGGAGGTGATATTTTGAAGCGAAAACTGTCTCCATGGTGCAAAGAAGTAAAAAAAACCCTAATTGACAGAGATATGTCTGTCACGGAATTGTGCGGTGAAGTTGGGATGTGCAGGAACTACGTGACAACCACCATAAATGGAAGAATGTATGCACCTGCACTTGCTGAAAAAATCAGCAAGGCTCTGGATATCGATACAGAGTACACAATTTAATTACCATAACTTGATTATACAGCTTATAGAAGGAGAAAAAAATGTCGAAATTTGCTACGAAAGCAGCGGCTAATATGTTTTGCCAGGCACGATATGAGGCGGCAAAGTCAAATGAGCGTCTGAGCAGCAGAGAAGGTGCTGCGGAAGAAATAGGAATTGATCGTACAAGGCTAGCCAGAATCGAACTTGGGAGCACGATACCATATCAGGAGGAAGTTCTTCTGATGGCTGACTGCTATAAGGCACCGGAATTGAAAGGAGATTATTGCCGGGAGATGTGCCCGCTTGGAAAGAACATGCCGAAGATAGAGAATGCAGGACTGGATAGAATCAGCCTGAGAATGCTTTCTTCTTTAAAGAAGATAAACGAGGCAAAGGAATCACTTCTTGATATTACGGCAGATGGAATTATCTCAGAAGAGGAAAAACCGGAACTGAAAAAAATCATTCAGACATTGGACGAAGTAAATGAGATCACGCAGAATCTGAAAAATTGGATTGAGAGAAATCTGGAATGAGGTGCTTGGTATGGAAAATGCAAACGGTGTAATCAAAAAGCTTACATCTGCGGAACGTTCTTACTATACAGCCGCTGAGGTCAGAGAAATGATGGGTGTGAGCAGGGATACGGCATATCGCATGATACGTTCCCTTAGATCGGACCTGATAGCCGATGGACAGCTTGCCAAGGGGTATCCGACAGGGAAAATCCCCAAAAAGGCATTTAACAAATTATATATGATTGAATGAAAGGGGTGGATACGATGGCTTTTTACAGAATCTGTCCGGATTGCGGAGCGTATCTGGATCCGGGAGAACAGTGCAGTTGCCATGAAGAATGTCTGATCGAAATGGAAAGAAAAGAAAAAGCAACTGCATTTGTTGAAAAGATGATGAAAGAAGAAAAAAATGGCCAGCTTCGCCTGGCAGTATAGGAGGGAAAGATGCAGACAGCAAAAGATCTTGAAAAATATCATCAGGCCGCAGAGCGGATCCTGAATGCAATGGACAACAGCCCGGTGCCGATCAGCTGGCACGAAATGGACAGAATGGCATTGCAGAGCGTTATCGCAAAGGAATTGATTCTCATTGACAAGGAGGCAAGGAAATGAATGTATGCAAGGTGCCGGATATGTGCAAAGACATGGAATATAAGTATATCACAGAAGATTCCAAAACAAGGGTATATTTGTCCGTGGTGCGAGAATTCAATGAGGCAGAATATGAGAAATACTGCATCCGCAAAAAGAAAGAGAAAGTGAGAAAGAGAATCCTTTTTATTGCAAGAGCTTTGAAGTATGCACTTCCAGTCCTGGCAAGCACGATTCTTTACAATATGCTTTCAAATAAGCTTTATCTCGAAAGAGGAAGCCATGAAATTGGCTCAGAAATAGTTTTTGTTGGAATATTCGGCATCGCACTGTTTTGGTTTCTGAATTGGTTTATAGGAGGTGATGAACATTAAAAAGGTCTTGGATAATAAGGGGAAAGCGGAGTGTAGACGGCACCCACGATCCTATCCAAGACCAGTCAGAACTTTTAAAAACAGGTTATCGACCCTTTGTTTTTAAAGTCATCGTCATTTTATCACAAAAATAGGAGGTTATCAAGTAGATGAAAGAGGTTTTAGGAAGCTTGCCGGAAGTTATCACGGCATACAAAAATTACAATCTGCTGGTTCCCACAGCAACGGACGTGCAGCTCAATCCATTCTACAAATTCCATGTAGAAGAGGTCCCGGTTGATCTGGGCGAAACCAGCGGAGACATTTTCAAGGTTGGCTCAGTTAAGACTGGGAAGCAGGATGAGAGAGGAAAGGATATCTGGGAAGATGTGTTTTCCTTATCTAAGCCATTGCTTAACAAAATGGCTATGGCGGCTGGAATCCAGTTCAATCCCAAGGAAACATATGGTGAACGCATTGACAGGGTCACATACCGGGCACAGGCTCAGGGAGCCATGCGCAAAGCTGACGGAACAGCCAGAACAGAAACCGACCAGAAAGTGATCTGCCTGGAGGATGAAGAAGAAAAGTATCGCATTGAGTTTGCGGATAAAGCTGCAAAAGGCATAACTGATGAAAAACAGGCACAGGCAGCTGCGGAAATCTTTTCTGGACAATGGGTGGAATCCAAGAATAAATGGGGGAAGAAATGTCAGGCGTTTGTGGTTGCGAAAGAAGACAGAGACAGATACATCGATCGCTCTGTTATGGTAAACATGGCATTGCTGAAAAAGACCTGGGCTGAAAAAGCTATGACCGGTGCGAAGCTTCGTGTAATAAGAGCTTTGCTTGGTGTAAAAGGCACATACACAAAGGCAGAACTGCAGAAGAATTTCGCTATTCCAACAGTTATTTTTTCACCTGATTTCTCGGATCCACAGGTCAGACAGGCGATGCTGACACAAGGCATGAACTCTGTGAACAATATGTTTGGTACACCACAGATAGCAGTTAAGAACGTGGATTTCGAATCTGAAAGCACGGTATTTACTCAGGACGATTTGGATAATCCAGCATATGCTTCGGATACAGAAAGCGAAGATGATTATCCACCAATGCAGGAACCGGATATTGCTCCCGAACCGGAGTCAGAACCAGAGCCGGACCGATCAATGGATTTTCAGTGCTCCAGATGCGGTGAAGTCATAAATGAAAGAGTTTATGAATATTCAATCAATAAATTTGGAGAGCCACTTTGCATTAAATGCCAGAGAGGAGGCGGACGCAGATGAAAATAATAAAGGTATCAACAGAATTGGAAATGTCCGTACATGAATTTCCGGAAGGGACTATGAGAGAACAGAACAAAGCTCTGTATGATCTGATCGGGAACGGGTGCGACATAGTTGAGCATGTAATGCCGAAGAGATTATACACAGAACTGAAAATGCCATCTACTCCTGTTAAAGAACCAGGGAAGTGTGTGAGCATGCTGATTGACGAAGAGGGAAGATTGAAGCCGAACAAAGCAAATTTGATCGGAAGTTATCTTTACGAATTTGATAAACACGGATGCCCCATTGTTGGAAATATTCTCTTTATCGGAGAAAAGATGGGAGATGATGGCGTTGAATTCTGCGGAATTAGCGAGGAGAACTTTTCACTTTTAGAAACGGAATTGAAGAACATGATCACAGCGATGAAAGCAACAGTAAAGGAGATGAGCAAATGAAAATACTTCATACTGCCGACTGGCATATCGGCCAGTTTAAAGGACCTGTAGTGGACGGAGTAAATCTCCGTTTGCAGGACACAGTAAAATGTCTTGAATATATGGTTGAGGTAGCCCAGAAAGAGAAACCGGACATTGTTTGCATTTCTGGTGATATCTTCCACCAGGAGCAGATTGGTCCGGTACGGTACTCGGACGAAATGATTATTGCAACAGATACGATCACAAAATTGGCTGACATTGCGAAAGGGGTGATCGTAATGAGAGGAACGCCGAACCATGATGGAAGCGGACAGTTCAGAGTTTTGGATAGGATGTTTGTGAAAACTAGTCATGTGCATATAATAACAGCTCCAACTGTCCTTCACACACCATATACAGACATTGCCTGCATACCGGGATTTGACAAACAGGAGTTCAGAGCAAAATTCCCTGGCTTATCTGCAGACGAAGAAAATCTTGCATGGACGAAATATATTTCAGATATGGTTTTTGCATTGAGAGCAGAGTGTGAAAAGACACCGATTCTCATGGCACATTATACGGTTCCTGGTTGCAACATGGAATCAGGGCAGACTTCCTTCTTCACAAACTTTGAGCCGGTCATTCCAAGAGAAGCTTTAATGGCCGCAAGATATGAGGCGGTACTTCTTGGTCATATCCATCGCCCGCAAATCATTGAAGGATTTGACAATGTATTCTATTCCGGAGCAATCAATGCAATGAATTTTAATGATGAAGGACAGGAGCGTGGATTCTGGATTCATGAATTTAATGAGAAAGGCACTCTGGTAAAAGGACATAGATACACTACTCCATACAGACAGTTCCACACTATCACCTGGGATCCTGATGAAGTTGGCGATTATATCCGTGAAGGGGCTATGTATCTCCACAGAACAGGCATTTCAGAAGAGGTGACGGATAAGATAGTCCGGGTGCGGTATTCCTGCACATCTGAGCAGAAAAAGGCGCTCAACATTCCACTACTGCAAAAGAACCTGTATGAGCTTGGTGCATTCTATGTGGCAGATATTGAAGCAGAAAGTACTATTGACATCACGAACCGCGGGCTTCTCTCGGAGGAAAGCGACCCAAGGTTGAATCTGAAAAAATGGTTGGAGGAAAAGACATTTAAGAATCCAGACAAAATCGTGGAGCTTGCCGAGCCAATCATAGCAGAAGCCATGAAACAAAGTACCACCGCAGAGATTCACGGTGTGTTTAAGCCGGTATCTATTTCGGTAAGGAATTACAGAAACTACAAGGAAGAAAGTTTTGATTTTTCAGACATTTCATTTTGCACGATCAATGGAGTAAACGGTGCAGGAAAGAGCAGCCTTTTCATGGATGCTATTGTGGATTGCCTGTTTGAAGAAACCCGTGAGGGAGACTGTAAGGCGTGGATCCGAGGCACAGAGGATGCAAGAAGCGGTTCCATAGAATTTATTTTCGACATCGGAGAGAAACGATTCCGGGTAGTCCGCACCAGAACAAAATCCGGAAAACCAACTCTGAACTTGTCACAGTATCAGGAAGAAAGTGCTGACTGGATGAATCTGTCCAAGGAAAGAATCATTGACACACAGGCTGAAATCGAGGAGCTTCTTGGCATGGACAGCATGACATTTCGCAGCTGCGCATTGATCATGCAGGACCAGTATGGATTATTCTTGCAGGCGAAGAAAGATGAACGTATCGCTATCCTTGGAAATCTGCTCGGGCTTGGAATCTATGGAGTAATGGAACTGGATGCCAGAAAAAAGCTTGCTGACGCAAGAAAGGAGCTTGCTTCTAAAAAAGAAGCCGTTCGGATCAAGACTGACTTCATTAAGGCCCAGGGAAATCCAGAGGAAGAACTGGAAACAGTAGAAAAAGATATTCATAAAAAGCAGGAAGAACTTGAAAATCTGGATGAATCCAGAAGAAAACTGCTCGAACGTCAGGAAAAAATATCTGAGGCAGAGAAAGAAAGCGAAAAAGCGAGAAGTGAATTAAAAGAATGCTCCGAGGAATGCAGTGCCATGGAACATGACCTGGAATATTCAAAGCAGACGCTGACAGCGTGCAATAACCTTTTGGAAATGGCGGATGTGGTACGGGAAAAAGCAAAACGGCATTCAGAATTATCTTTGCAGCTTTCTGGCGTAGAAAAGGACGTTATTAAATACAAAAATGCCAAAGAGACATTGAACGGTTACACCGAAGAGGCTGACCGTTACCAGAGACTTATTGATAAGAGCAAGTTCCGAAACGACCAGATACGCAATCAGATTTCACAGTTAGCATTTAATGTTCCGGATGATCTGGAAGAAAGACTTGACGCACTGGCAAAGGAAAGAGAAGAAATTGAGTGTCAGCAGGAAAAAAGATACCGATATTCTACGGCTCAAAACGAATTGCATGAAATTGACTCATCCTATTCGCAGAAAATATCAGGAGCGGAAAACCGACGGGATTATCGACAGAAAAGGATTGCTGAGATAAGACAGCAGGAAGAATTCATGAAGAATTCTGGGTGCCCGGATATTGAGAGTGCAAGCTGCAGATTTCTGTCGAAAGCAGTTGAAGATGTCAAAAGCCTTCCTGTTGAACTGGATAATTTGAAAAAATGCGAGGAAGAGATTGAGATATTAACATCTGAGCGTGACAAAAAAATAGCCGACAAGCAGGAAGAGATTAAAAGAATAGGATACGATCCTAAACGCCTCGCCATTCTGACCGCATCTGTAACAGAACTTTCCAAATATGAACGCATAAAGAAAGCTGTGGAGCAGAACAAACTCGAAATTGCCCGTTTAGAGGCCGAAAAGGAATCGAACGATAAAAATATAGGGCAGTGTGAGGAGAATCTGCTACAGGTCAAATTAAAGGCTTCTGAGATAACGGAAACAGTTGATAAACTATCGGAATCAGTTGACAGACAGGAACAGATCAAACAGCAGATGGCTCATCTGCAGACTTATGTAGAACAGGAAAAAGAACTCCCTGTTTACGAAGAAAGAAAGCAGCATGTTCTTGAAAGGATTGAGAGCATGGAAAAAGAGATGGAAAAACTTACTGATAGAAAATTCATCCTCTCTTCTCAGCTTACTGGTATGGATACCATGTTGGAAAAAATGAAGGAAACATTTTCGACCAATATGGTGGAAGAGACAGACAGGCAGATTCGCAGTAACAAGGAATCTCTTGGAGAACTGCAGATCCAGAAGGGAGTACTTCTTGAACGTCTGGAAAATATCGATACCATGCGAGGAGAAATCTCCACGCTGAATAATGGAATTGCAGTAGCTGCAAGCAGAGCAGACTGTTACGAAGCATTAAAGCAGGCATTTTCACAGGACGGAGTTCCACACCAGATCATCAGGAACATCATTCCTCATATCACAGATACTACGAATAATATTCTTGGCCAGATGACTGGAGGAACGATGGGAGTGGAATTTGTGATGGAGCGCACCGTCAAAGGCAAGGACGGAGATAAGGCAACGCTGGATGTTCTGATCAACGAATATGGCAAGACAACTCTTCCATATGCTTCCAAGAGCGGAGGCGAGAAGGTAAAAGCTTCTCTTGCAGTTATCCTTGCACTGTCCGAGATCAAGGCAACAGCGGCAGGAATACAGCTTGGAATGCTCTTTATTGATGAACCACCATTCCTTGATGATGAGGGCGCACAGGCTTATGTAGATGCTCTTGAGACGATCCGTGATCGGTATTCCGATGTGAAGATCATGGCAATCACTCATGACGATGCCATGAAAGCGAGATTTGGCCAGGCTGTGACGGTAATTAAAACAGATGATGGCTCAAAAGTAATCTACTAAGCGGAGGAACTTATGGCGAAAAGATATTATTGGTTAAAGCTTCCTGACGGATTTTTCCGTCAGAAGGCTATCAAGAAACTTCGGAAGATTGCCGGAGGAGACACCTACACAATTATTTACCTGAAAATGCTTCTTGTGGCGATGAAACAGGATGGAAGACTTTACTTCGAGGGAGTAGAAGCAACATTCTATGACGAGCTTGCCCTGGACCTGGACGAAGAAGTTGAAAATGTAAGAGTGACGGTTATGTTTTTGATTCAGCAGGACCTCATGCAGCTGATTGACGAAACCGAATATTCACTGTCGGAATGCGCTAAAATGACAGGTTCTGAGAGCGCTAGTGCTGAGAGAATGCGACGATTAAGAGATAAAAAAGCGTCACAATGTGACATTGAAGTGACGGAACCGTTACGCATAGGTGACGTAGAGAAAGAGATAGAGAAAGAGATAGAGAAAGATAATAAAAACATTAGCTTGGAGCTTAAAGACTCCAAGCAGAACACGTTCATCTCTCTTCCTCTGGTTACGGGCTCAGGAAATTATGATGTGACATTTGATTATCTCAATTCACTGAGAGAACTGTTTCCGGCACTGGATGTTGAACAGGAGTTTAGATCAATGGCGGCATGGCTTGACAGCCACCCTCGTAATCGTAAGACGCCTAGAGGAATCAAGAGATTTATCACTGGTTGGTTAGAACGTTCACAGAATTCAATGCCGGCATCCAGAACACCGCAAGCACCTGCAGCTACAAAGAACATGTCAACGAATCAGTATATGGAGGCAACGGCCGGCTGGTGCGAAGGGATGGGTGATTAAAGTGACACCTCAAGAATTTGATTTTATCAGAGCTTCAATCAAAAGTGCCTATCCAACATTTAATGTCATGCCAGACCAATACAGCATCCGCATGTGGTACCGCATGTTGGGGGATCTGGATTACAAGCTTTGCGAAACAGCATTGATGGAATTGTTTGCCACTCATACATACCCGCCGCAGATATCTGAGATACGGGAGAAATGTGCAGAATACACAGTTCCACACCTCAAAGACCAGGGAGAAGCCTGGGGAGAAGTCCAGAAGGCCATCAGCCAGTATGGATATTACAGGCAGGAAGAGGCACTGGAAAGCCTGACACCAATAGTCAGAGAAGCGGTAAAGCGGCTTGGCTTCCGGGAGATATGCCTTGATGAGAACCAGGATGCTGTCCGAGCGCATTTCTTCAAGATATATTCAACCCTGATCGAGCGCAAGACGAATGATGCAAAGCTTCCTCCGAGTATTCTGGAAGCGAAAAATAAATATATTGCACAGCTTACCACACACGAAAATGCGGCAATAGAACAACAGCACCGGGACCAGATAGCAGAAGAACCAGAACGTGCGACACCAGAGTATATAGATATGTTGATGCGGGAACACGGATTCAAGAGGTGACAGCATGGGGCAGATAGAGAAAATACAGGGAACGGAGAAAGAGTTCATAAAAGTTTTTCAAGAGCTGTGTTACAGCCGGAGTTCATGGCAGGTGTGGGCCGATCTGATGACGGCAATGGCTTGCACACTGGCGAATTCGGTTGATAAGACGGAATCGAGATACACTGCAAGAGAGAAAGAATATGCAGAGTGCATCAAACGCCTTGGCGGGGTAGAGAAGCCAGCCAAATGCTATGCGATTGTAGTTGAAGCGTTGGAACGGAATCCAAATCAGGACTTTCTTGGAAAACTGTACATGAGCCTTGAACTGGGAAATCACTGGAAAGGGCAGTTTTTTACACCATACAATGTCTGCGAATGTATGGCCGGCATAACAATCAATGACAATGTACAGACATTGGAAAAACAGGAATGGATATCTGTCAATGATCCGGCATGTGGAGCAGGAGCAACTCTTGTAGCAGCGGCAAACATATTCCACAGAAAAAAGATAAATTATCAGACACAGGTTTTATTCACAGCCAATGATATAGACAGGGTAGTTGCCCAGATGTGTTACATACAGCTTTCACTTCTTGGGTGCGCAGGCTGGGTGGCTGTTGCAAATACGATATCCAATCCGGTGTGCGGAGATCCACTGATGCCGGTTGAAAAGCCAGGACAGGAATTCTGGTACACACCGTTTTATTTTAGGGAAGAATGGAACTGTAGACGGCAGGTTCAGATATTTAAAAAAATATGCGGTTCATGGATAACTCCGATTGAAGAACGCAACCCCGGAAAGATTACTTTTTATTTTGATTTCGAGAAAGGAGAATATAAATGTCAGAACAGTTAAAACAGGAACTTGAAGCTGATACTGACCGTTTAGAGGCGGAAACGGTTGCAGGCAGTGAAACAATAGGGGGACAGGAAGAGAAACCAGCAGAGGGCAAATTAGAGGCCCAGGAAGGCGATGAATCAAAATCAAAGGAAGAAATCGAAGCGGCAGAAGCTGAAAACGCAAAGCCGGTAAAGCAGAAAGCCAGAGAAAAACTGGAAGCTGAAAAGAAAAAAGCAACCCAGAAGAACTTTGCGGATCCGGTCATTACTTACCTGATGAAAAGATGCGAAGAGGATCAGGGGTTTGCTGAAGATGTGATGCAGGAGGGAAAGACCTGGAACAAGTGCTTTAGCTATATTGTTGAACAGGCTAGAAAGCAGTCAAATGGCAGAAGTACAGCAGTTGAAGACCGGGTTGTGTATGAATGGGCTGAGGATTATTACCACAAATATGAAAAACCGGAAACTGCCAAAAAGGAAAAAGGCAAAAAGCCTGCGACAACAAAGAAGACCGAAGTGCCAACTGAAAAGACAACCGAAAAAGTCAATCCATCAACTGAAAAATCAACTGAAAAGAGACCGGAAAATGAGACAAAATTACAAGAACCAAAAGGTAATACTCAGGTTTCTGAAAAGCCAGTGAAAAAAGATACTGCTTCCAAGCAGCGGAAAACTGAAAAATCCAGCACAAAAAGCAGCGGCTTGAGCGGCCAGATGTCATTGTTTGATCTTCTGTAGGAGGCTGTCGCATGGAAAAGAGAAAATTAGCAAAGATTCCGAGTGAGGAAGCCTCTGACGAAATGGTTAGATTTTCAGACAGAGCAACAGGCACTCACATCATTACGACCAGAGAGATAGAAAAAGATCTTCTGATGCTGAACTTCTACCCGATAAAGGGCCTGAAAAAAGGAAAAAAGGAAGCTCAGATACGAACATTTTTCTCAAAGAACGATTACATAACTCAAGACCTGACCACTGAAAAGGTGAAATGGTTGACTGCAGCTTTTGACCGGATGGATTGTATTAGCCTGTATGAATATCATTGGGATAGAGAGACAGGAAACAGATATACCCCAAACATGTTCTTCTGGACGGATTCAGATATCGACAGAATGCGTAAATTCTTCAAGGAATGGAGTACAGAAAAAGATGATAAAGACTGGACAGCGGTGACACGTTTTCAGGATATGGTTAAACAGCGGCGGCTAGATGAAAAACATGCAAAGGAGACGAACCCTATTGATGCAGTCATGGAAACAGTCAAAGAAATTCCGGAAGATTTCAAGAAATGGGTGTCAGAAAAGGCGATGTCATTTAGCCGATACCTTATCTATTCTGCGAGATCGAAGAATGAAGCTCTTGCGCACTGCACATATTGCAATGGAACCACACTGATAGACAGAACGAAAATTCGATTGAGAAATAATGAAAAAGGGATATGTCCTCTTTGCGGGAGCCCGGTCACTATCAAGGCCAGAGGCAGGATGCCGATGCATATACGGGACGAAAGGCTGGTTTCATTCATTGAGCCAAGAGAAGAGGGATTTCTGTGGCGGTATTTTACGGCACATAGAGAAGTAAAACCGGATGGAAAGACAAATGATGGATTATTCGAGCTTGTAAGGACATTTTACAAATTTGCACCGAACGGGACACCATGCACCAACAGTTATGAATACAGAGAGTATAAACAGACTGGTATTGTACGGTGGTGCACAGATGAAGGATACAGAGCAAGTTCATACTGCACATTATATCCCGGAAACCTGCCGGAAGCATGGAAAGATACTCCGATGAAATACTCGGCGCTGGAAATTTTGGCGGAGAATAGACCAAGTGAACAGATACATTATGCAAAGGCAATCAACAGATACAGGGAGTTTCCGCAGCTTGAATGGTTTATAAAAATGGGCTTGTATAAATTGGCTGCGCATCTAATCAATGAGTATCACGATGGTGCCTTTGGATATGAAAGCCGGAATGGGGTCAGGGGACTTAGAAAAAATGGAAAAACAATATTTGGAATCCTTGGCCTTACAAAGGAGAACACACGAGTACTGCAGTCTATTGATGGAAATATCGACGAGCTGAGATTATTGCAGGAAGCACAAAGTTCTGGATACAACCTGAAAGCGGAAGAATTGGAACGGTTCTATAAACTCTTTGGATGCAATACAACGCTGATACGGAAAGAAAACAGACATTCAACGATTCATAAGATCTGCAGATATATCGAGTGCGAAGGTTCCGATTATCGAGTAGGAGAGCGTGGAGGGTGTTGGAGATATTCTTATATGCAGCACAAAGAAAGACCGGATATCAGGGAAGAACGTTTGCAGAATTGTGCCAAGGACTGGTTGGATTATCTGGCTTGGTGTAAAGAACTGAAATATGATCTCACCAATATGTTCTTCTATTTTCCGAAGAATTTCAAAAAAGTTCATGACAGGACAGCTGCGGAATATCAGGCAGTACAAGATAAAAAGGCCGCAGAAAAGAAACGCCGGGAAGAAGAACGGATAAAGCGAGAGGCTGAGGTCATGAAAAAACTTCTGGAAGAAATGCTCAAAGAGAATGCCGGCATAGATAACGCTTTCCTGATAAAAGGAAAAGGATTGATATTGAGAGTGCCAAGAGATGCACAGGAAATCAAGAATGAAGGAGCTGCCCTTCACCATTGCGTTGGAACTTACGTTGACCGAGTGGCCAAAGGGCAGACACACATCTTCTTTGTGCGCAGAGTGGAAGAACCTGATACACCATATTTCACAATGGAATATAACAATGGTCGCGTGATCCAGTGCAGGGGAAGCCACAACTGTGGGATGCCGGCATCAGTAAAAGCTTTCGTAGCTGCGTTTGAGAAGTTGATGAAAGAACGGGAAGAAAAGATGGAAAGGAAGTGCGGATAATGGCAAAACAGAGCATTAGAAGTATTCGAAAAGGAAGTGTTCAATGGAACGAAGAAGACCGATTGCAGATGGTTTCCATGCTGGCAAAAGCAGGATATGCAGTCCAGATTGTCAGAAAAGAAGTTCCCGGAGGCGAAAACAGAAAATCAGCTCAGTACGAATACGTGATTGAGTATGGAGAGAAGGTGGAGTGATGAAATTCATAGCACGAAAACCAGTCGTAAGAACGGAAGTTTACCGGAAATACGGATTCACATATGTGGAGCATAAGCCTTGTTATTGTCCTAGATGCAATCATGTGTTGAATGCGGGGCCGAACTTTCAACCGAAATACTGTAGCGAGTGTGGACAGAAGATTGACTTCTCAGGAGTGAAATGGGAAGAAGAAAAAGTCCTTGGATACGCAGAAAGGAGCTTCGCGAATGAATAAGAGCGGTATCGAATGGTGCGATCATACATGGAATCCAATTACCGGTTGTCGGCATGGCTGTTCTTACTGCTACGCTGATAAGATGTCGCTCCGTTTTTGCGGAAACATGAAAAGAAATATGGTCCAGACAGATCAATATCGAATGGAGGGAGATCTGTTCGTCCTGGATAAACCGTTCATGAATGAGGATGGAAAGCCTGTCATATATCCATTTGGGTTTGAACCGACATTACACATATACAGATATGACACACTGGACAAGCTGAAACAGGGGCAAAATATATTTGTTGGAGCAATGGCAGACATATTTGGAGAGTGGATTCCTGACAGTTGGATAGAGGATGTTCTTTACGCTTGTGCAAAACATCCTCAGCACAATTACCTGTTTCTCACAAAGAATCCGAAAAGGTACACCCAGTACGGTGTGCCTTCTGGGAAAGGGAATATGTGGTACGGAACAACTGTGACGAATAGTGAGGACATGGAACGGATATACCAGCTTCCAAACCTGTTAAACACTTTCGCCAGTATAGAGCCATTGCTCGAAGATATAGATGAAAACATTTCCGCACTGAAATATTTGAACTGGATAATCATCGGTGCCGAGACAGGACACAGGAAAGAGAAAGTGATTCCTGAATTCGAATGGATCAAGAGAATCGTTGTAGAAGCTGATTACAACGGGATACCGGTATTTATGAAAGACAGTCTGATTCCGATTGTTGGTGAGAAGAATATGCGCAGGGATTATCCGGAGGAGCTGCAGATTCGTAAAAGGAGCGAGAAAGTCAATAAAAAACTCAGTGGCAACTGTATGTTGTGTGGAAAGACAGAAGATAAAAACAAGATGGTTACCTTGACAGCAAGAGCGGTCAGGGGCGGCAGGGCGACATCGTTTGGCCATATGTGTCATTCCTGTTTTGCGAAATGGCTGACTAGTCACAATATACCGGTGCCGGACCTGGAAAATAAAAAGGAGATTGAAGATGGCAAAGAGAAGCTGTAGAAGAACAACTGATGAAAACCTTATTCATAAAAAAGCTGTGGAGATGAGAAAGAAGACAGACGAACAGCTTGTGCATTATGTGGAAGATCGTGTGGAAAAAGCACGAAGCGAGGGTTTTAATTGTGGAAAAGCCAGTGTTCCAAAAACCGGAGAGGGAGCAAAGGAGTTTATCGCATTCCTTCAGCTGAATAAGATTCCGGGAATTGGAGCAGTAACAATAAACAAACTCATAAAGGTAGCGGAAGAAAATGGATACTTATAAGCGTTCGATAAGAGGTCTGCAGAGCAGATCTAACGGGGAGCATTTTGAGGGAATGATAATTGCGGCATCCAGATTCTATGAAGAAAGAGGAATTGCAGCAGTTGATAAAACTCCGGAAGCATTTAAGGTACTGAAAGCAATGGACAGGAACAGAGGGCAGTTCATCTGCTGTTTCACTAAACAGGCTCAGCCTGATTTCAAAGGAATTCTCATGGATTCAACCATGATCTTGTTCGATGCAAAGCATACGGACAAAGATAAGATTAGCAGGGACGTAGTTACTGCTGAACAGCAGGCGTGCTTTGAAAGGTATATGAAGCTTGGGGCTATGTGCTTTTTGGTTGTATCTCTGGAATTTAAAGAATTCTACCGGGTTCCGTGGGTGGTATTCCGGGATATGAAGAAGATTTACGGACACAAGCACATGAACCGGGAAGAACTGGAACCTTACAGGATCAAATATTCAAACGGAGTGGTGAAGTACCTCGATGGTATTGTTCTCCGGGAAAGGAATGAAGATGAAAGTACAGAAGTATGAGATCGCCAGAGTTATTGACAAATTAAAAAGTATTGTGCAGAAGAACGATCAGTTTCCGGCTCTGGGAGGGGTTCTGGTAAAGGACGGGTATTTAATCGCCTCCAACTCCGAGATTACAATGAAGGTCAAATTAGAGGCCTCAGAAGGCAGTTATTTTATTATTCCAATGAAAGCCTTTGACTTGATCAAAAATCTTCCGGATGGAGAAATCGACATCAGCGCAACCGACAAGAATGTAGTTATGATCAAGATAGGAGCAATTAAAAACAAATACCAGAGCTATCCTCCGGAAGAATTCAATTTTGATATTACAGAGGATCCGGAAGCGGATGGAGTGGAATTGAATGGTAAAAAGATCATGGAGGCTATAGGTCATGTTATTTATGCAGCAGCTGACGGCGGTGCGAATACACAGATGACCGGAATTTATTTTGAGGGTACAGACAGCGGAGTTTCCCTTGCCGCACTGGACGGGCATGTAGTCGCAGTAGATTCTGTTAAAGCAGAAGGCGCAAAGGACATGAAACTGATCGTGCCGAAGGCAACCGCCAAGAAGTTGATCTCCATGGGCGTGATTGATGATGTGACTCTTACATATACCAAAAACAGTGCGGTATTCAAGTCTGATGAATATACCATTTACACAAGACTGATTGAAGGAAAATACTTTGCTTATCAGAAAATGTTTACCGAAGGCGAGATTAATACATGTGCATCAAGAACTGCATTGATCGGCGCAATGACCAGGGCAAAGATGTGTACGGAAGAAAAGCAGCCGGCAGTATTCCAGATAGAAGACGATGTGCTGAATATCAGTATCCGGGATAAGCTGGCAGACTATCAGGAACAGGTACCGCTCCAGGAAACCGTATGCAAATCCATACGGTTGGGATTCGATTCAAGACTGGTCCTGGAAACATTGAAAGCCTTCACCTGTGACAATATTGCACTGGGCTTCACCAGCCCACGAACACCGATGATTGTGGAAGCAGAGGACAGCGACATGAAAGCCATGGTGCTTCCGGTTGCGATAAGGGAGGCATAAACATGATTGAGATCATATCAGTAAAAGATATCAAAGACGCAACACCAGAGGAACTTGCAAATCTTCGCCGGAAGGGACTTCTTCCGGCAGAAGAAACCAGAAGAATATCTGGGAGACCTCTCAGCCCGTATGAGCGAACCAGAGCACAGGTGGCTGCTACTGGAAACAGATGGGCAATGGAAAACTTTATTGCCACGCACAGCTGAAAGGGGATGAAATAAATGAATTTGTATAGATATTATCAGCATGATGGATTCCGATGCGAAACTATAGTCGGAATTGTTAAAGCAAAAGACATGCAAGAGGCTGAAAAAATCGTAAAAAACCATTACGAAAAAGCATATCGAGGAGAATTCCAGCGCGATGGTTGGAAGCTGGAAGAAGTTGAGTTTTCCGATGATGGATGCAGCGAAATTTATTACGGGTGATTAATATGGCGAAGGCGTTATATAACTTATGCAAAAGGAATGGGACAGTGATGGAGTACTCCATCACTGGATCCGAAGTAGCTGAATTGATTAGCTGCAAAAAGCAGGATGTTTATAATTCTGCGAGCTACGGTCAGATGATCCGGAAAGAATTTTACGTTGAAGTTGTAGACCAGCCACTGAGCCGAACGAAAGATCTTACATTACTTTTGGAATATGACCGGGTTTGTAGAGAAATTCTTGAGAGGTGTGGATGATGAAAGTATATAAAGCGGTGCATGAGAGAGAAAACAAGTGCAAGGAATTGCACAAAGAGATGAATATGAATGTAGGCCCGACCAGACTGGTCCAGCCGGATTTTTACCTGTTGGTCGATGTGGATGACCTTCAGAAACAAATAAATGCTCTGGAGAATGAAGTCCGCCGCATGAAAAAAGCAGAGGCAAGGAGAAAATGGCGTTATGGAAGAAACAGAGGATTCGGAGGCGAAAGATGAGACTAATTGATGCAGATGCTCTGGTAAACCATCTTGAAGAAGTAATAAAAAAGCAAAATGGGAAAAGTGTTGATTTGGTACCAATAGGCGAATTGCTGACATTTATTGCGAGAGAGCCGACGATAAATGATTGGATTTCGGTCAGAGAAAGATTACCGGAGGAAAGAGATTCTATGTTTGCGAAGTTCAAAGGAACGAGCAAATGGAAAAAAGGAATGTTTGAGAAGGTTTCCCGAAATGTGATTGTTACCGTCAAATATGATAATGGAGAATGTCGCACTAATGTTGCTCACACAGTAGATGGAAGGTGGAAACTGGAAATTCGGATTCTGAATGCAGAAGTCATAGCGTGGAAAGAAATGCCAGAACCGTACAAGGAGGACAAAAATGTATAAAGCATGTGGTCTTGTATGTAAGGTTGAAGATTTTAAGTCCGCAAGTAATAATTTTAGATCTGAATTTATCGGAAAAGATCAAAACGGTCGCAAGCAATACCGGGGAATAAGCTTCAAGAAAACGCAATTTGGGAGTATCGAAGATATTAACTACTATCCATTGATGAAAGAGTTTATTGAAATTGCCGGAAAATCGGAATTGTTGAAGATAGTTAAAGATTACTGCAGAGAACACTGTGCGTGGCTAAAGACAGAGAACGATATAGAAAATCATGCCATTGATTGTCTACTGTCAAAAGCATACGAATACTGGAAGGATTTTCCGAAACAGATACCAGAACCGGACAAATGGATCTTCTATTTTAAAAGCATAAAAATGCTTGAAAGAAATTTATGAGCCGGGATGATTATGCTTTTCCTTGCGCTGGCTGTCTTTGCGACCATTGTGCGAACAATCTGTACAGTTCAGACCAAATGGCAGGAGAAGCAAAGATATTTTGCTATGTTTGCGAGGAATGTCGATACTATGATGGGGACTTAAAAAATAAAGATATGAGATGCAAGCAGTGCGAAAATTATATCATAACGAACGAACATGCTAAACGTTTGAGAAAAAAGATAAAGGTGGTAAAGAGATGAAAAAACAGTGGAATTATGTTGAAAAAGATGGAAATCCAAAGGAGCCGGGTACATATTGGGTAACACTTATTTACCCAGAGTGGAAGGATAATAAAAAGACTGGAAGAATGCTTGCGGAGGTCGATACCAGATATTTTGCAGATCTTGACAAGAATCCAGAATTGAAAGGCTGGATAATGGATAGTGAGTCAGAAAATGGGCTTGCATGGACGGAAGAGTGCGGAAGCACTGCGGAGGAAAAGGTGCATGCCTGGATGCCAATGGATAATATTGAAATCGCTGATCTTCCAGAAGGAGTCGAAAGCCGGAATTTTGAATCTATGGAGATATAGATATGACAAGAGCTGAAACAACAAAGTTCCTTGGAAAATTACTTACAGATACTCGCCTCGGAGGGGCTGGCTCACACTGGGCCAGCGAGGTTAGTGTTGATCCATGGACACCGAAGGCAAGGCGGGTGGACTACATGGAATTTTCTCCGGCGAATCAATGCTCTGTGTCAGGAATAGAAAAAGGCATATTCACCTGCTATGAAATCAAGAGCTGCAAAGAGGATGTTTATAGCGGTAATGGTTTGAATTTCTTCGGGGAAAAGAATTACATTGTAACTACGATGGCGTGCTACAAAGACATTCTGCCAGATTTCCGGAGTGGCAAATTTGCTAATTACATGAGTGAAAAGCACCCGGATTCATCAACTTATTACGGCATTATGGTTGCTATTCCGTTTTGGGGAGAAGCAACGGAAGAATTCAATGATCCTACACCATTAAGCGAGGATAGAAACTGGAAGTTGGAAATTGTATTGCCTTGCAGGCAGGGGATAAGAACGAAGTCTATGACAGAATTGCTGTTCTGTATGTTGCGGAGTGGGCGTTGAGAGGAGGAATTGAGGTGGCAATATTTCATAAAACATTGCATTATCATGAAGACACAACAGAGAAAAGGGATATCTCACAGGAAGATATAGAATTTCTGAAGAGATTACAGCTTGAAATGAATACTCAGGATACAACAGGAACAGCGGATCCTCGCTTCTGGGTTATTAAAGGTAGCGAGAGAGTGGTCGACAATGAAGACCCCGATGAACTTGTCTTGCAAGTGGATGGAAGTACCGTTACAAGCACAACGGAAGAAACAGTGAAGTATCTCAATGATAACATCTTGCCAGACTGCAATATCGATAGAGAAAACTGCAAAATTGAAACAGGGTATGCATGGGATTTCAAGTTGACGTACACGGAAGATGGAGAAGAAGAGTATGAGGATTTGTCAACGCAGGAAGTGAATGAATTTCTTGCCAACAATGGACATGATGATACCATGATAATTGGTATTTCGATCAGACCATTTATGTACCCAAACACGATGTTTCTTACAGAGAAAGAAGCCAGGGAACATCTTGAGAGAAATTATTATCATTACTCAGAAGACGCACATACATATTGCATGGTTGCGTGGAGATCCCCGGAAGTAGAAAAATTATGGAAGATATTACGGGAAACAAAATGGGATTGCAAAGACAAAGAACTTGAAAGCCATGAAGAAAAGTACATTCTGCATTACTGTATTTCTCTCATGCAGGAGCTGGTTGGATGTTTCGAAGAATGGTACAGATGGGTACATGGAGAAAATGCAATAGAAGAGCTGAGTGAAGAAGAAAGGTTCTGCTATAACATGTCATATTTCCATATTGTTCAGGAATTGTTCTTGTTCAGGACATATCATTCCGGGGGGACATCAACGATGGCAAAATGCAGACAGCTTGGCGTTGACAGCAGTGAAAATGTCGAATTCAAATTTGAAGAAGAGGAAGAAGGTGAATGAATGATAGAAGTATTATTTTATATTGCTGGAGCTGTAACAATAGTAGTACTTTTTACTTTGTGGTGCATAGTATCAATTGAAAGAGTGAGAAAAGAAAGAGAAATACCTGCATACGCTGCTCTTTGTGGGAGAATACAAGAACAGATCAACGAAACTAGGGATAGAATTTCCTCGGTAAAAATGCACTTGTATGTAACGGATCACAATCTGGATCAGGCTATACTTCGATGGAAATACGAGTATCTAATCAAACAGGAACAATGGCTTATCGAACTGATGTGTGGTAAAATGGAGGAGAAAGATGTACAGCAGATGTCAGAAGTGCGGAAAGAAACTGACGGATCCGGAAAGCATTAAAAGAGGATATGGACCGGAATGTTGGGGAAGAATCCCAGGAATACATATTTCCGAAACAGAGGAAGACGAACAGATTGACGGACAGATGAGCATCTTTGATGTTCTGGATGAACCGCCGGAGAAGGAGTAGAAATGGAGGATAGATGCGTGATGTGCGGAGAATACGTACCAGAAGGAACAATGGTATGCCCTATATGCCAGCGTAAGTATTCAGAACGGCCGGCTATGTCCAGAGTGGACAGAAAAGCTATATGTCCTGACTGCGGAACAAAACAGGCGCTTGACACTGTGAGGAATTTGTTAGGACCGGAAATGACCGATCAGCAATGGGAAGGATATAAAAACGGATTTGTTAAAAAAACAAGGGAGGGAAAGAATGGACAGAACACTTTATAACGCCAGCGGTTGCAAGGACAAAACAGCCCATGATGCGATTTGTTCCGCATCAAAGTCACAGACGCAGGTTTTCAGATCTGACTGGACACACAGGGATAATGATGCGGATTTGTTTGTGAAAATGGTTAAGAAGTTAGCAAAAGGATTCAATTTTAAACTTTGCGACAGAATCCGATTCGAGGATCCGGAAACAGGAAAGAAATATTTGTGAGGTATGGCATGGATACAGAGAAAAAAGTACAATTTGTAGCACTGACAAAAGAGGAAATTGATGCAATGATTCGGCAGGCTGCTCTTGCCGGAGCACAGGTTGCGTCTGATGCAATGATGGTAGGGCAGAGAAAAAGCGAGAAGGAGAAGATTGATCGCCGTTTGCATAACACTGATTTGCTCCTTAGAAATTACAGAACTTTAAAGGCGAGCTACGAAAATGCCGTCTACAAGTCCAAGGAAGGGGAGGTTACAGAGGTGCTGGAAGACATCATGACCATGAAAGATGATAAGGTCATAGTGGAGAGCATCAAAACTTCGGCCAAAAGAACCGCTATCATGGTGCAACATATTGACAAAATGTTTGACGTATACCGTATCTATTGTAGCAAATTATCGGAAAAAGATAAGAGACGCTATAAGATTATTAAAGCCCTTTACATATCAAAGACGCCAATGACGATTGCAGAAATTTCAAAAAAATTTTCGGTTAGTAAGGTGACAGTTTACGAAGATATCAAAATTGCGAAAGAACGCTTATCTTCGCTGTTTTTCGGAATTGATGGTCTAAAGTTTTTTTAATAAAATCAGAATAACGGAATCTGTTAACTTAACATTGACTTAATAACGAAAATGGTGTATGATATGCGAGTAAAATTTTAATCAAAAGCCATGAGCCACTGGGAAAAAACCAGTGGCTTTTTTAATGCAATCTTGGGAGGGAGGAAAGGATAGAAAGACGGGAATGCTCCTTTAAAATGTTTTAGAGGAGATTACGCATGAATGGAGTAACAATATTATTTGTATATGCAGTTATCATGATCCTGGCAACAGTGATCCTGACAAAGAAAGAAAAAAATGTGGAACGCTTCTGTGTTGGAAGTCGTTCTGAAAACTGGCTGATGTCGGCTCTCAGCATTGCGGCAACGTGGATCTGGGCTCCGGCATTATTTGTATCAACTGAGAAAGCATATTCTACCGGCTGGGTTGGCCTGTTCTGGTTTCTGGTCCCGAATGCTCTTTGCCTTGTGATATTTATTCCTTTTGCAAAGAGGATCCGGAAGGAAATGCCGGAAGGAATGACACTGTCTGGTTACATGAAAGAAAAATACAAATCCGATGGAGTAAAAAGGGTTTACCTGTTTCAGCTGATCGGACTGTCTGTTCTGTCAACAGGAGTTCAGCTTCTTGCGGGAAGTCAGATTCTTAGTGCAGTAACAGGAATTTCGTTCAAAACCATGACAATTCTGCTTGCATGCATAGCAATTTCCTATTCGCTGTTCTCTGGAATTAAAGCATCTATGCTTACAGATGCTATTCAAATGGTATTCATGCTTGTTGCATGTAGCCTATTTGTAATATTCGGAGTAAGAAATACAGGAACACAGGGCATTATACAGGGCCTGAGTGGTATATCAGGAGACTGCATAACGCTCTTTTCTGGAAAAGGAGTAGAGATTTTCTTAGCCTTTGGGCTTCCGACAACGATCGGACTTTTATCCGGGCCGTTTGGAGATCAGAGCTTCTGGCAGAGGGCATTTGCAGTAAAAAAAGAGAAGCTGGGAAGAGCGTTTCTTCTTGGAGCAGTTCTTTTTGCGGTGGTTCCTCTGTCAATGGGAATTCTTGGATTTATGGGAGCCGGTGCAGGATATCAGGCACAGAACCTTGGAATCATCAATTTTGAATTGATTCGCCACTTTTTCCCGTCCTGGGCAGTATTGCCGTTCCTTTTCATGATTGTTTCCGGCTTGCTGTCTACAGTGGATAGCAACCTGTGCGCAGTATCTTCGCTTACGACAGATATTGCAGGAGGAAAAGACATCAGGAAGACCAGAGCTGCAATGGCAGTGCTTCTGATCGCTGGCATTCTGATTGCAAATATCCCGGGAATTACAGTGACACATCTGTTTCTGTTTTATGGCACACTGAGGGCGTCAACATTACTTCCAACAGTCATGACACTGAAAGGGGTAAGACTGAATGCAAAAGGGATTATCGCAGGTGTGGTTGCTGCACTGGCTGTAGGGCTTCCTGTATTCGCCTACGGCAGCGTTTTGAATAGTGGACCATATAAAACACTAGGAAGCTTGCTGACAGTCCTGTTGAGCGGAATTATCGCCTTGACCGCTTCTGGAAAGGAGAGACGCTATGCTCGGTAGAAAACAATCCGTTCGAAATAATGAAGACTGGAAGAATGCGCTTGATCACATTGAAGAGACGGTGTCAAAGAAAGAACTGGATTCCCTTGTGAAAAAGACAGTGAAAGACATCAAAGAGAAATGCAAGGGGAAAAAGGCAGCCTATGCATGGAGTGCGGGAAAAGACTCACTGGTACTTGGAGAGATATGCGAGAAAGCCGGTATTGATCAGAGTGTCCTTGTAAGGTGTAATCTGGAATATCCGGCATTTGTTGCATGGATAGAGCAGAATAAACCTTCTGGCCTTGAGATTATCAATACCGGACAGGATATGGAATGGCTGAAAAAGCATCCGGATATGTTGTTCCCGGATAAAAGCAATAAGGCAGCACAGTGGTTCCATATCGTACAGCACAGGGGACAGGCACGATATTATAAAGAGCATCAGCTGGAAATACTCCTGCTCGGACGCAGAAAGGCAGATGGCAATTATGTTGGAAAAGATAATATCTATACCAATTCAGCCGGAATTACCAGATACAGCCCCCTTGCAGAGTGGAGACATGAAGATATCCTTGCATACATTCACTATTATGACGTGAAACTCCCGCCCATATATGACTGGGAGAAGGGATATTTATGCGGTACACATCCATGGCCTGCCAGACAGTACATGGAGACAGAACAGCAGGGTTGGAAAGAAGTTTACGACATTGATAAGACCATAGTTGAAAATGCGGCACAGCATTTCGATGGAGCCAGAGAATTTTTAAAAGCTATCAAATAGCCGGTTGCAGCCGGAAGCCATTGCCCTTCAGAAATGGAGGACAAAATGAACGTTACTACAAAAAGGCTGGATGCCCTTAAACATCCCAAGAAAAACGTTAGAATACATTCCGAACAGCAGATCAGAGAGCTGAAACGCTCCCTTGAAAAGTTTGGACAGACCAGAGCAATTGTTGTGGATGAAGACGATACGATCTTGATCGGCAACGGCTTATACGAAGCTATGGTAAGTCTTGGATATCAGGAAGCAACCGTATATGTAAAGACAGGGCTTTCAGAGAATGACAAGAAGAAACTTATGATAGCAGATAATAAGACCTATGCTCTTGGAATTGACAATCTGGAAACCCTGAATGAGTTTCTTGAAGAGCTGCAGGGGGATCTGGATATCCCTGGATATGATGAAGAAATTTTACAGCAGATGGTCGCTGATGCGGACGAAGTAACTGACAAGCTCTCGGAGTATGGCACATTGGATGAATCTGAGATTCAGAAGATGAAAGAGGCAAATGAAAAGAGAGAACAGAAAGCCGCAGTGGATACACAATCAGCTGATAATGGAGAGAGTAGCCCGGAAAAGCCGAATCCGCAGAACGAACAGTCAGCAGAAGAGCAGAATGCCGCTGAAACCGAACCTGAGATCACAGAGACCAGAAGGTTTGTTGTCTGCCCTAAATGCGGTGAGAAAATATGGCTGTAAAACGCTGTGAATCAAACATTGATGTTGTGAAGGCTGCGGAAATCCGAATAAAAAATGTATTTGGAAATGGTTTGCCAGTGTTCTTTTCCTTCAGTGGCGGAAAAGACAGCTTGTGCGTGGCACAGCTGATGGTGAATCTGGCCAACCGTGGCGAGATCAATATGAAGCAGCTTACCGTACAGTTCATAGATGAAGAAGCAATATTTCCGTGCATGGAAGATATGACAAGGAAATGGCGCCGCATCTTTATGATGATGGGAGCGAAGTTCGAATGGTTTTGCGTGGAAGTAAAACACTTCAACTGCTTCAATGAACTGTCAAACGATGAAACCTTTATCTGTTGGGATTCCACAAAACAGGATGTCTGGGTACGGCAGCCGCCTTCCTTTGCAATAAGGAACCATAGGCTGTTACGGCCGAGAATCGATGCCTATCAGGATTTTCTTCCAAGAACAACCGTGTCAGGCATTACAATGGTCGGGATCCGAACTGCAGAGTCGGTGCAGAGGCTTCAGAATATTGCGTCAATGACAAAAGCAGGGAACAAAATGACTGCGAAAAAGCAGGTTTTTCCGATCTATGACTGGACAGATAATGATGTATGGCTGTTTCTTCTGAGAAACCATGTCGATATCCCGGAGATATATCTATTTCTCTGGCAGTCTGGATCAAGCAAGAGACAGATGAGAGTATCTCAGTTCTTTTCTGTTGATACGGCCAGAAGCCTCGTGAAGATGAACGAATATTATCCGGACCTCATGGAGAGGATCATTCGGAGAGAACCAAATGCCTATCTTGCAGCCCTGTACTGGGACAGCGAGATGTTCGGCCGAAGTTCCAGAAAAAGGAAAGAAGCCGAAAAAGGGCAGGAACAGAAAGATTATCGGCAGGAGCTGATTTATTTATTTAACCACATGGACGTATTCTTTGATACTCCGCATAAAAGGCATGTGGCAGAACGATACCGCAACTTCTTTATGTCGGTATCAGCCATAGCAACAGATGCAGATTATAAGCATATATACGAAGGACTGATATCCGGAGATCCCAAAATGAGGGCATTCCGGGCATTGTACCAGAGAATATATGGACGTTACATCAGTGATGCGAAGAAAGGAGAACGACATGGATAATAAATTATCAGCACCATTATCTACCCTGCAATGGGTAAACAGGGATTCATTAAAGCCGAATGACTACAACCCGAACAAAGTTTCGAAAGAGAATTTGAAACTGCTCATACAATCTATCCTCACAAATGGGTGGACGCTTCCTATCGTTGTTCGTCCCGACATGACCATTATTGACGGATTCCACAGATGGACGGTTGCAGGAATGGAACCATTACGTTCTAAGCTTGACGGGAAAGTACCTGTGGTTGTTGTGGAACACAAGGAGCATTCAGAGGATATTTACGGTACTGTCACACATAACAGGGCAAGAGGTACACATTTGCTCGAACCGATGAAGAAAATCATCAAAGAACTTATGGATGATGGCAAAACCGTAGAAGAAATAAGCAAACAGCTTGGAATGAGGCCGGAAGAGATCTTTCGATTGTCTGATTTCTCAAAAGAAGACTTTTTGAAGATGATGACAAAAGGGGTGACAGGCTATTCTAAGGCTGAATTTATCACAAAAGTTTAATATTGTTCTACGACATATAGAACAAAAAGCGGGGAGAGGGAGTGCAACCTCTCCCTTTTGCATATGCCGAAATAAGATGATGGAGGGGAGGGGTGTCCATTGGCAAGGGCAAGAAGTCCCAACAGCATTGAAGCTGAGGAAATGTATAAGAACGGGATGAAACTTGTTGACATTGCCAAGAAGTTGGACGTCCCGGCCAGCACAGTTCGGCGGTGGAAATCAACACAGAATTGGGACGGAAAGACAAAAGGAAAGAAAAACGAACGCTCGCAAAAGAAAAAAACGAACGCTCGCCATAAAGGTGGACAGCCTGGAAACAGAAATGCAGTTGGAAATAAGGGAGGTCCATTGAAACCGGGAGATAAGATTGCAGAGAAACACGGAGCATATTCCGCTGTATATTGGGACGTCCTTGATGAGTCTGAAAAAGATATGATCGAAGATATCCCGATGGATGAAGAAATGCTTCTGATCGAACAGATTCAGCTCTTTGCCGTGAGGGAAAGAAGGATCATGATTGCAATCAATAAATACCGGAGCATGAAAGGTGAAGTATCCCTGTATGGATTCAACCGAAGCGAAAGCAAAAGGACATTCAAAACAGAAGAGGACAAGCAGCTCTATGAAGAACGCATAGAGAAGAAAATATCTGCTGAAGAACGTTTGCCGGGAGATATGTATAACATGCAAACCACGATGGAAAACAAGGACAATATGATCGCCAGACTTGAAAAAGAGTTGTCAACTGTACAGTCAAAGAAGACCAAGGTTATTGAAGCACTTGCGAAGCTGAGACTTGAGAAACAGAAGATTGACGGAGAAAGCAAAGGTAATGAAGTTGTTCGTGCCTGGGCCGAAGCCGTGGTGAAAGCAAGGGAAGGAGAGAGCAAAGATGGATGACATACAGTTCTCTGAATTCCTTGATGAAAGCATACCGCTATGGCGAAATGATCCGGTTATGTTCTTCCGGGAGGTACTCGGTTTTGAGCCTGATGAATGGCAGGCAGAAGCTGCAAGAGATTTGGCGGCAAACCCGAAGGTAAGTATTAAATCTGGACAGGGTGTAGGAAAGACTGGTCTTGAGGCAGCAGTGTTCCTGTGGTTTATTACCTGCTTTCCCTATCCAAGAATCGTTGCGACAGCACCAACTAAACAGCAGTTGCACGATGTGCTGTGGTCTGAGATATCCAAGTGGATGAGCAAGTCTGAATTGCTCTCTATGCTTCTGAAATGGACAAAGACCTATGTTTATATGGTCGGCAATGAAAAGCGTTGGTTTGGCGTTGCCAGGACTGCTACAAAGCCAGAAAACATGCAGGGTTTCCATGAAGATAATATGCTTTTTATCGTTGATGAAGCTTCCGGTGTTGCGGATCCGATCATGGAGGCTATCCTTGGTACCTTATCTGGAGCAAACAATAAACTTCTTCTGTGCGGAAACCCAACGCGAACATCTGGAACATTCTATGATTCACATACCAGAGACAGGGCGCTGTATAAATGCCATACTGTATCATCTGCCGACAGTAGCAGAACGAACAAAGAAAATATTGATTCGCTAATAAGAAAGTATGGATGGGATTCGAATGTGGTTCGTGTCCGTGTTCGTGGAGAATTCCCAGAGCAGGAAGATGATGTATTCATCCGATTGTCATGGATAGAGAGCTCTATCAATACAGAGTTGGAGCCGGAGACAGCAAAGGCACTGGGATGTTTCTTTGATGACAAAGGGAGGAAGATCATTGACCGCAATGGAGTGGACAGTATCGATATTGGATGCGACGTTGCTCGATTTGGAGATGACCGGACAGTCATAGGATATAAGATTAACGAGGTTGCGAAAATCTTCAAGAAGTACAACGGACAGGACACTACATGGACTGCTGGTAATATATGCAGGCTCTACAACTCACTGGTCGATTTGTACAAATTTAAGAAAAAAATTTATGTGAAGATCGATGATGGCGGAGTGGGCGGAGGAGTAACAGATCAGCTTCGTGAGATTAAGCGTAGGGAACCGGAACGCTATAAAATGATGGAGATTGTTCCGATCCATTTCGGACAGCCTATCAAACATAAATATTACTATGACACGACTACCTACATGATGGGAATTATTCGTGAAATGCTTGAACCTTTCGATGATGCAGGAAACCCAAGGCAACCGACACTGGTGTTGCCTAATGACGATGATCTGGTCGGACAATTGTCATGTAGAAAGTATTCCTATGTCGGAGGAAAAATTAAGGTTGAGAGTAAGAAAGAGATGAAAGAGCGGGGATTATCTTCCCCGGACGAAGCCGATTGCATGTTGCTTACGTGCTTTCCGGTTAAGAGAAAGGTCAGTTAAGTGAAAGGGGAGGTAGAAATGCCTGAGAGTAAAGGAGCTGTTGTGAAAGCGTCAGTCATCAGCTCGATTGAAAAAGCAGACGCATCTACTCAGTTGGATCCGAAAGAAGAACGCTTTGCTTCGGAATGGGTGGAACCAGACGTTGATCTGAGAGGGCTTGGTGAGATGGTCGATAATTCAGCTATCCTTCCGCAGTGCATCAGAGCATACAAAAATAATATCGCAGGTTACGGAATCGGTATTAAATACATTAACGATGATCAGGAAGATACTCCAGAGGCACAGGCTGAGTGGGAAATGCTTCAGAATATCGTCAATCTGTTTACTATAGAGCAGGACACAAAGGAAATCTTTGAGGATATCATCGAAGCTCGTGAGACTTTTGGTATATCTTACTGCGAGGTTATCCGAGATAAGGACGGCAATGTAATTCAGCTGGAGTTTATCCGAGACACACCGTCAATCCGAAAGAGCAAGCCGATGGAGAAAACGTCTACCGTGTATAACTATAAGGGCAGAAAGGTACTCAGACAAAAGAGATTCTGTAGGTATAAGCAGGAAATCAACGGGAAAACAGTATATTTTCGCGAGTTTGGAGATCTTCGAGAGATGGATAGCAGAAGCGGAAAGTTCGGGAAGACGCAGCCTGAATATCGAGCCAATGAGTTGATGGAGTTTCCGATCGGGACCGACATATATGGTAAGGTGCGGTGGATTGGACAGATTCTTGGCTGTGATGGTTCCCGTAGGGCTGAGCACCTGAACAATAACTACTTCATCAATGGTAGACATACACCGCTGCTGATTGCAATTAAGGGTGGAACGCTGACAGATGGAAGCCGGTCGAGACTTCAGGCGTATATGGATGGAGTACGAGGGGCAGCTGGACAACATAAATTCCTCATTCTCGAGACAGAGCCTACGGATACAGATTTCGATGTAAAGCAGCCAGAGATTGAAATTAAAGATCTGGCCAGTATTCTACAAAAGGATGAACTGTTCCAGGAGTATATAGAGAACAACCGCAAGAGGGTGCAGAGTGCATTCAACCTTCCGGATCTCTATGTTGGATACACTAGAGATTTCAACCGTGCCACTGCGCAGACTGCGGTTGAGATTACAGAGAAGCAAGTATTTCAGCCGGAGAGAGCTTCTCTGGCATGGACAATCAATCACAGATTGCTGAATAGTTATGAATTGAAATTCTGTGAAATTGAGTTCAAAGGACCTGAGATGACCAATACTGATGACCTGTACAAGATTCTGACGGTAGCTGAGAAAGCCGGAGGTTTGACACCGAACAAAGCGAAACAGGTAGCAGCTTCGGCAATGGGCGAAACGTCAGAGGATTACAACGGCGAGTGGGGCAACATCCCACTGGCAATCACTCAGCAGCAGGAAGCCAAGGAAAAGGCCAGGGAGCGAGAAGAACAGATCAAGGCAAATCTTATATATTCAAAGGGAATAAACGTGGATTCACAAACACTGGAAGATCTGGATGGACAGATCGGAAAAGCAGTAAAGGGTGGAGAGAACGATGAAGTGGTAGCTGTTATGAAGGCAGTGCGCAAGGTCCTTCTGGATATTCAGAAAGGGTGATGTCTATGGAATTGGATGTGAATAGTTTGGTAGGTGCGATTGATGCATATATTCTGAAATCAGACAAAGACTTAGAGGATCAGCTAAGTGCTGAAGGGTTTGTAGAAGCTAGAACGGCGGTTGAATGCGTTGCCACTATTGAGGACGGAATCACAGAAGCAGTTACCAACCATGTAGATCACATTCTGGATCAGCTGGCTGGTTGCGATAATATTGCAGATTTCTTTGAACGTCTTTGGCCGGACACATGTTCAGAGGAAGAATTGGTAAAAGCTCTTTATGATTTGGTATTTGCAGAATTTCAGAATATGATGAACAATTGCACGGTGGCATGGATCATGAGCACAGATGCTGAACTTGCAGAAGCCATTGAACCAATACTGTCAAATCCTGCGGTTGGTTTCATTCACGGATGGAGCCAGCAGCTTGCCAATATCATGAATCTTAGGACGAAGGACGATATTGAAAAAATCCTTCTGGATGCACAGAAGAATGCACTTAGTATTGATGATGTGTCCGAAATGATAGCAGACAGTGGTATCCGGGAATATGGCTATCGGAGCAGAAGCGTTGCTCTGACGGAAGTACTCAGAGTTGAAGAATACTCCCATCAGGAAGCGAGGGTGCAGAATCCTTCTTGCTATGCAAAAAAGTGGCGGCATGTGCTGTCTGTTCATCCAAGGGAAAACCACATGGCTATGGATGGGCAGCAGGTATTCAAAAGGGAAGCATTCACCCTAGTTGGGAGAGATGGTGCAACATATCATCCGCAGTGTCCGAGAGATACTTGCCTTCCTGCTGGAGAGTCAATCAACTGCCACTGTATTACAGACGATGTTGTGGATAAAGAAATCCTTGGAATGTCGTTAGAAGAAAGACTTTCAATCCGGCAGAAATGTATTGACGAGGTGAATGCTGAATACGCTGAATTCGAGATCTGGTTTGAAAATGAGTACGGAGACGACGTGGAGTGGACAGAATACAATCGAATTTACGAGGAATGGAGGAATGGAAACGCATGATATCTCCGAAGCAGCACGGCACGAGAGCTCCGTGCTTTTTAATATCTAAAATCACAAAATATTGCAGAAAGGAGTGAAAATAGTGCCGCAGAAAATTGCAAAGTCTTATGCAATCAGCGATGCGAAGATTACTTTCGTTTCTCTGGTAGATAAGGCAGCGAACAAGCATGAGTTCCTTATCACAAAAGCCGCAGACGGACAGGCTGATTTTCAGAGCTTTGGCAGGATTATCAAATCAGATACAGAGAGCCATTATGTGACTGGAATTGTGTACGAACCGATGGTAGAAGATACTGACGGCAATTACATGACTGAAGAGGAAATCACAAAGGCTGCTCACTGGTTCATGAAGAATTCAGGAGAGGCAGATGTTCAGCACTGCTTCCAGAAAGCGGATGGTGTTGAGGTTGTTGAGTCCTATGTTGCGAAATGCGACATGGAGATTGAAGGGCAGACGATACAGAAAGGAACCTGGCTTATGACAATGGAAGTCACGGATGCAGATATCTGGGACAGCATCGAAAAAGGAGCTATTACAGGCTTCTCTATGGGTGGGAAAGGAGCATACAGCACCGTGGATGTAGATATCAGTGACCCTAATAAGCCGGTGGTTACTAAAGCCGACACACAGAAGAAAGGCATTCTGAAACAGCTTGCTAAGCTGTTTGGAATGGATGTTGTCGAGAAAGGATCTGTTACAAAAGGAGCCGTTAGAGATTCTTACAATAAGCGAATCGTATCAGATAACTTCTGGACAGCTTATTACACATTATCAGATTACCTGCTGGATCAGTACAATCCAGCGACGGGGCGATGGGAGCAGGTCCATGATGAGACTGTGATCCGTGAAGCATTGGAAGACTTCAATGAAATTATTATTAATCTTCTTGCCGACTCTGATGGGGTGTTTAAATCCATCGAGAAGGCTGGTAAGTCATTGAGCACCAAGAACAAAGAAACCCTGCAGGGCATTCACGACAGCCTTGGAGAGTTCCTTTCAAAATTTGAAGAACAGGAGGAAGATGACGTGACAAAACAGGAGATTCAGGAAATTGTTAAATCCGCAGTACAGGAGGCTATGACCACTATAACAACAGCACAGAATGCCACTGCTGCGGATCCGATACAGAAAGCAGTTGCGCCGGCAGCAGAACCTCAGAAGGAAGAGCCGATTACCAAGGCTGATATCCAAAAAATGATTGATGCCGCAATCAGAAAGGCAACCGGAGAGGAAGAACCGGAAGAAGACGAAGAGCCTGATATCGAGGGAATGGTAAATAAGGCTGTTGGAGAGGCCCTGGCCAAGTTTATTACTGGCGGAAACACCACAAACCTCAATGGGGCTGGTAGTGAAGTACACAAATCCGATGAATCTGAGCATTACCTTCACGGATTTATTTAAGAAAAGGAGGATTAGAGCATGCCTTTACTGAGAACAAACAAACAAATTGTGAAAGATGGCGCGGTTACTACTTCTGTTGTAACCAGCGGTCTGCTCCAGCCGTATCAGGCTAAGAAGTTCCTTCGGCAGACTTTTGATGCAACTCCCCTTATGGGAGCCATCAGACACGAGACAAGAACTGAGAGAAAAGGGGAGATTGACAAGATTGGAGTGGGAAGACGCCTTCTGCGTCGCAAGGTAGAAAACACCGATGATGGATACAGAGCAAAACCGAACTTCGGTTCCATTGAGTATTCTTGCAACCCGGTACGTCTTCCGTGGGAAATTACTGAGGATACTCTCAGAGAGAACATCGAAGGAGAAGATCTCGAGACTACGATAACCAATCTGATGACTACTCAGATTGGTGTAGATTCTGAGGATCTTATCATCAACGGTGATGAAGCTACTTCTTCAGAAAATCCTGATTATGATTTTCTGAAGTTGGACGATGGAGTAATCAAACAGGTTTCTACCGGAGGCCATATTCTGGATGTGACTGGATCTTCTAATATGGAACTGGAAATGTTCTACAAAGCTGTGGCATCCATCCCGAATAAATACAACAACGGAAAACTTCGCTGGCTCATGTCTCCAACCAGAGCACAACAGTGGGAGCTGTTTCTTCTGAACAAGGTTATTAACGCTGGTGGCGCTGTTCCGGAAGCGCTTTACAAGAGTCCGGTTGCAATTCCTTCTATGCAGGTTCCGAACCTTGCAGATGATATTGTAATTCTTATCGATCCAAAGAACATTACTGAGGTTAATACCTACACCGTAAAAATCCGTAAGGACGCAACCTCTAAGGATGCAATTATGCAGGATAAACGCTTCTATGTTGTTCACTTCGACCTTGATACTCTTATCGAGGAACTGGATGCAACTGCAATTATCAAAGGACTGCCGGCATACACATTCTCATAAGGAGGTATTGAATATGAAATTACATGCAAACGATCTTGGAACATGTGGAGTATCACAGGCATTTTATGCAGGTACCGTCAAGTTTGATACAGAGGGGATTGCGGACGGTGTAAAAATCTGTGATATCCCTAAGGGACTTATTTTTACCAAGGCAGTAGCCAATGTTAAAACCGCATTCAATGCAGCTACCACGAATGTGCTTACTGTTGGTTTCAACACAGACAAAAACGAACTGATTGGCGCCAGCGATATCACGGAAGGCACCGCTGGTACATACGCAAAAGAGATCTGGGTAGAGGGTGGAACCAACGATGCTATTTATGCAAAATACACTCAGACCGGTGCCACAGCTACAGCTGGCGAAGCAGAAATCTACTTGATGGTTGTACCGGCGCCGATCGATTAAGGAGGTGCTTCATGTATCATCTTAGACTTATAAAAGGATTGTCGTATACTGGTGCTGTAAGCGCGTCTAAAGAGCATCCTGACGTTTTTACACCTGATCCGGAGAAATACTCGAAGGCTATGAAAAGTGGGTATTTTGAGGATCTCACGGAGCATGAAGATAATCTCAGTGTTCCTGGTTTTGAAGATGAAAGAATTGATGATGCGCAGGGAGAAGAAGCATCTACTTCCGAGGAAAAATTTTCCGAAATGAGCGTTGAGAATCTCAAATCTTACGCTTCCTTGAATGGAATTAATCTTGGCTCTGCAAAGAAGAAAGATGATATCATCCAAAAAATCGAGGAGGCTGAGGATCACGCCGCGGAGGTAAGAGATTCTTTGAGATGAGAAGGGGGGGGGGAATGGCATGCAAAGACCGTGGATTTCTCCTGATGATGTAAAAGAGTATACCGATTATCCTGAAGTTGCAGAACGGTCAGAAGGAAAACTGAAACAGGATATTTTACGGGCAGAGATGAAGATTATTAAAATCACAAATAATCGTTTTGACGATGATGAGAAATATCCAGAAATCCCGGAACAGGTTAAGCTTGCCACTATTCTTGTGGCAGAAGCTTATGCCAAAAATCTGGTGGAACGCGCAACAAAGAAAATCAAGAGCGAAACTTTTGATGATTACAGTTACGAACTCACAGAAACCAAGGATATTGATATTTCGGGATTGGATCTGGACGAGCTGCTTGCAGATTTTGTTATTCAATCAAGAGGAAATATGCATTTTCGCATGACAGCGATTTAGGAGATGCCTATGTTTGAAGATTTTATGAACCACAGATGCAACATATACCATCTGGAAGATGGCACTGTGGACGTTGGATACGGAATCAAAGAAAGAACCGTCAAAAAGACTGGAAGCACAGCGGCAATTATAGAGCAGCCATGCCATTTCCATACAAAGGTCGGAGATACGGTTCGCATAGTTCAAAATGAACCCTTCAGCTCTGCTGACGGAGAAATTAAGTTATCCCTGCCAGCAGGCGTAGACATTCGCAAAAATGATGCGGTGGAGGACTGTGACAACGGATTGAAATACCGTGCCGGAATCCCCCGTGCGGTGCATGGAAACCACCACATTATCGTGGAGCTGTACCGGGAAGGAGGAATTAAAGCGGCATTATGATTGATGTTAGCGAGCTGGAAGCATTTGCCAGAAAGTGTGAAGCAATGCAGGCAGATTTGAAACCGTATGCAGGAAAAACGCTAGAAGAGATCGGCGAAGAATTTCTTGATATTGTGCAGGCGCAGATACAGGGCGCTCACAATGTTGATAAGGGTACACTGTTGGGGTCATTTACGAAAGGCGGAGCCGGTAATATTTTCCAGTTGGATATGGGAGCATTGACGTTGACGATAGGAACCGATGTCTATTACGCAAAATGGGTGAACAAAGGTCATGGACAGCAACCGGGCCGGTTTATCCCGGGCGTATGGGAAGGTTCACATTTCAGATATATTCCCGGTGCAAAGACCGGAATGGTACTGAAAGCGTCGGCGGTTCGAGGCTCCCATTTCTTTGATAAATCTGTAGAAGTGCTTGAGCGAATGTTCCCAGAAATGGCGAAGTCGGCGTTCGAGCAATTTTTCAACCGATATTTTTCATAAGAGGTGAGCAATGGAATCAGGAATCACAATAGAGCTTGAACAGAGCTTTGCTTCTGTAGTCCGGTATATCCAGAACAAAGCGGATAACAACGCCGCGCTGTATTTTGATGATCTGCCGGAAGCCTTTGCTGTTCCATCTTTGTATTTTCCGGTTCCGAGAACAGATACCAGAAAGGTAACGTTCAGCACATACCTTACGACATTGTATCTGGATACATGGTTCATGGAAGCCACAGACTGGCAGGCGTATGCTGATGCGGCTACAGTGCGTGACAGCCTGATGATGGATGAATGCAAGGTAAATCTGATGAAAAAGGACGGCACATTGGACGATAAATACATTCGTCTTACGGATCCGTCCACATCACCAGTTGATACAGGAATAGTGAAAATGACCTGTGCCATAAAACATTACTATTCTTTGAACCGGGAAACCGGTGGCGCAGTAAATAAAATCAATATATCCGGGCTTTTTGGAACAGACGCAACGTATCAGGCATGGTACAAGGCTACTGAGGAGCTTCGGAAAGAACAGGAGGTACAGCACAAATGCCTACAAGACGTACTGAACCGGCTGTAGCTGAGACTGTGGAGGAAACAAAACAGGAAGCAGTACAGCAGGAAACTAAATACAGAATGGACAAGCTGCGTGCCAAGTGTATGCAGCTTTTTCATATCACAACCAGCACCTTTGACGGTGCTATGTATGGCTGTGAAAAAACTGAAATGACTGTCAAGGAAGCACAGTCCAGAATCAATAAATGGCTTGGAAAGGAGTGATAAGAAATGGCAGGAGGTACTTTTAAATTATCTTCACCGAAAGTAAGACCGGGCGGTTATGTCAATATCAAGAACGGAAAGCAGCCGACAGCTTCCAATGCTCCGTCTGGTATCGCAATTATTCCCCTGATCGGATATGACTGGGGACCGAGAGGCGAGATGATCCATCTGACAAATGAATCCCCGGATGCTGCAAAGGTGAAATTCGGACGCTCCATTTACGACGACAATGAATGTATGGTTATGCTTCAGCTCA